AACCGACCTTCACTTTATCTCAGAAGGTTGGCGATTATGAGCTTGGTGCTAATGCAGTCGATCCTGGCTGCATAAGCAAAATCCATGAGTGGGTCGGCGATGAACTACATCCGCGAATTCGCGGAAAGTTTATCGACGGCGGGCCATTCGACCTTAGACGGGTTTCGGTGATTTCTGTACCGGTGCCCGTCAACAATAGGTGTGGTGGTCCTGTACGAGCTAATGGTACTATGTATGCGGTGTTTCATACACCGTATTCAGTAGACACTAGCTTACCATTCAGTGGACTCCCCGCGTGCGCTGCACTCGGTGCCACGGCTTGGAATAAGTTCAAGCCTGGCAAGCCAAAGGTGAGTCTCTCCGTGTTTTTAGCGGAATTAAGAGACCTACCCCGAATGTTGCAGAGACAGTCTTATGCCCATAGAAATATTGGCAAGCACTATCTCAACGCACAATTCGGTTGGCTACCCTTCGTCTCTGACGTACGGAAGATGATCGAGACATATTTTAATCTCGAGAAAACTTTCGCAAAGCTCGCTAGTAATAGCGGGAAGTTCGTCAGACGCGGTGGGTCCGTGGTCGAATCAGAAGAACAGGTAGCAACGTGGGATTTGACCGGTTTTTTGGGCAATTTCACGCCAATGCCTCACACTTCTGTATTCGACGCAACCCAGAGACGGGCGGTCGGGAGTGTAACTATCTCCACGAAAGCCTGGTTTACCGGAAAGTTTTGCTATTACCTACCGCCCATGAAAATTGGTGCGGATGGGAAAACAAAATTTCCTCCGGGATTTGTTCGTAAGGTCTTTGGTTTAACCATAGGCCCTGCGGAGCTCTGGGAGGCAATGCCTTGGTCATGGCTCATCGACTATTTCTCCAATGCTGGTCATGTTCTTTCGAACATGCAGAATGGAGTCGTCGGTGATGTCGTGGCCGAAGAAGCCTGGGTCATGCGTAAGCATATAACTCAGGCAACTCAAGTTAGCTCTCTTGTATGGAATGACGGATCTATGGCGGTTGGTTCAATCACCGCTATGTCCGAAACGAAGTGCCGTTTGAGAGCTAATCCTTTTGGTTTTGGCCTGTCGACTGATGATTTATCAGGCCGACAAATCGCGATCCTCGGGGCTCTTGGAATATCCAGAGCTTTTTGAGGACTGTGCCTGTGCAGACACAGGCGAACTTCTACCCGCAAGGAGGTGTACCATGTTTGCTGATCCAATCGTCGTTACCCTAGGAACAGAATCCGAAAGTCTTCCGAGAATTTCTTCGAAAGACATGGCTTCTGTTTACAAATCCGCTGATGGACTGAATACTATAAGTATCAGTCATCAACTCGGCAAGCAACGAACTCGTTCGTTGATTCGAGTCGATCGGTCACTCCTCGTGGCTAACAATGCCACGGGGCTGGAGTCATACCAAAAGCACAGCGCGTATATTGTCCTGGATTATCCAAGTCAAAACGTGCATGCCACAAGTATGACCTCAGTGCGACAGATTGTGACGGAGATGTTAGCTTATCTTACCGCTGATACAAATGCGGTGTTGATGAAGCTCACGGGGCTGGAGTCTTAACTCCAGCGGCGGCCGAGTAACAACCTCGGTGGATCACTCATGGTTATGGATTGCGGACCCCCTTTATAGGAGGCCACATGAAAAGCCTGATTAACCTCTTGCAGGAGCTGCTCGCTGATGCGGGTAGCATGTGCTCGGTCGAAACCGCACGGGACTTTAATACTATCAAGTCTCGTGCCAAACACGAAGGTACATCGTTTCTTACGATTACCCTGCCCGAATTTGCTTCAGAGTTCGAAAGAGCTCTGGAGCACGGAAGGCTGGACTCTACTTTCTTCGCCGGTTGGCGGAAGAAAGGGTGTCTCCCCGCATTTTTGCGAGGTTTCACTAGTCTCGTGTTTACTGATCAAGGGGAGGTAAAGGATGAAGCATCTACGGACGCTATATTCTGCGTACGCCAGATTACGCGAGTCTTCAAGAAAGTTCGGATTGACTGCTCGGAAGAGCGGGTCAGGCGGACTCTTAAGAAATTCGCGCGACTGGAAGATTCCTTTCCTGATATTCTTCTTGGGTTATGCAGTGAACGCCTCCAGCATTTTCAAGGAGTCTGTTCATGCGTCCTCGGAGACTTATTGGGGTTCAGAGAATTTAACCCTCTGGATTTGGTACCTAAGCACGGCCCTGGAGCGACTGCTGAACGTATTAGCGGAAACGCTAAATACGCTCATGGCGCTTGGAATGCACGCCTAGAGGAACAATTTCCGTTTACGGAATTCCTCTTTACATCGGCGTCGCAGATTTATGATGAACGGCACGGTATACACCGTGTCGCCCTCATAGAACCAGAGGATGAATTGCCCGTGAGGGTCATTCCCGTGCCTAAGACCTTAAAGGGCCCAAGGATTATTGCGATCGAACCTGTGTGTATGCAATATGCACAGCAGGCTATCTCTTCGTATCTGATGAGACTCATAGAGTCCCACCGGATCTTAGGGAAGGCCGTTCGGTTCACCGATCAAAGTGTGAACCAACAGATCGCGTTGGAGTCCTCCTTGTCTAGAGATCGTTCTACATTAGATCTCTCCGACGCCTCTGACCGTGTCCCTCTGGACATGGTGCGGGTGATGCTCGAATCACAGCCGAAATTGTTGGCGGCTGTCGAGTGTTGCAGGAGTACTCGTGCAAAACTTCCTGATGGGACTATCGTGCCCCTTAAGAAGTTTGCCTCCATGGGAAGCGCACTCTGTTTCCCCATCGAATCCTTGTACTTTGCATTAGTGCTAGTACACGGACTTCTGTGGGCACAGAGGTTGCCTCCGCGCCTCGTGCACGCCCATAGGGCGTTGCAGAGGATCAACGTTTACGGGGATGATATAGTTGTCCCCGCAGACGAGACCGAAGCTGCTATTGAGGCCCTGACATCGTTTGGATGTCAGGTGAATTACTCCAAGTCTTTCCGGACAGGCTTCTTCCGGGAATCATGTGGAGTTGATGCATATCGTGGCGTGAATGTTACACCAATTTACGTTCGCGAAGTGCAACCTCGAAGCAGGCAGGATTCGTCAGGGATTGTTTCTTGGGTCTCCACTAGTAACCAGTTTCATAATGCTGGTTTGTGGAGAACCGCTCACCTGATAAAATGTCAGGTTGAGTCGATCACCGGTAAGTTGCCGGTGATTGGAGAGACGTCCCCAGGGTTAGGCTGGTTTTCGTTTTCAGGAATCCCATCTCATTATCCTATGTGTCGCTATACACATAGGTCCCTCGTTCGGACATACAAAGTCCGAGTAAGGTTTGAGAAGGATCCCCTGGACGGATATCCAGCACTACTCAAGTTCTTCTTGCGGTCTGAAAGGGAGAGTTGCGTCTCTCCCGCACAGATTGCAAAGGAGCACTTGCGGGTCTCTGCACGGTGTGGTACCGTCAGCAGAAAACGCCACTGGGTGCCTGCCTATTGATAGGCAGGTGAAGGAGCCAAAAGCTCCTTCTTAAATCAGAATACAG